ATACATCCTAGTGCAGAGTGTATATGTATGGCTATTGGGTACTTTGTGTTATACTTAAATAAGTAGTCTATGGTTGCCTGTAAAGGTTCAAAATTAACAAACCACCAAGCTAAGGGTATAAGAGCTAGTAATATCATAGCTCAAATATAGTAAATTAATTAGAACGGTAGATCATCATCCTCTAACTTGAATGGTTCTGCAGGTGGTGATAATACTGCTGGCTTTACATACGGCTCTTGAAAAGTAGCACTAAAATACTTCATACCTGCCTGTGATGTCTTAAGCCATAGAGCTACCTCCATCTCTTTGCCATTAACGGTTACCTTACCCTTATAGTCGGGGTGAGTTTCTGCTGTCTTTTTATCATTTTTAAAGATAGCTCCTGTGTTATTCTTTGTCTCCATTGTTTATATTTGTTTTAAATTGTTAATAACTTGTTATTTAGTAAAGAAATACATGATAGTGCAATACCACCCCCACACAATCGCAGGGGCTAGTATTATTGATAGTAGGATAATCATACAATAAGGTCCTCTTGTGGCCATCTAATCTCTTCCCCATAGACTTCATTAGCTAATATCTCAGCCATCTGTACAGCCTCTTTAGCTATCCATAGTTTAGATGTTTTAGAGTTCTCTATCATTAGAGCGTTCATAGCAGCTATTGCTGCCTCATGTTTAAATTGCATTCTGTTCATAGTTGTGTTATTAATTGGTTAAAATACTCTCTACACTGTTCTACCCTCACCTTGATCTGCTCTATCACCTCCTCATCCCTTTGTATTACAAAGGTCTTCACTCTCTTAGCATCAGGGATATGATTAAAGCTGTGTTGCTTCTGCACCTGGTCTCTAAGATCTAAATTCTCCTCCATTAGCCCTAACTTATAGTGTGCACTCTTTACCTCCTGCTCAACGATAGCATGGGGTGTATTGGTTAGGCAGTAGCAGAGTAGGGCCTCTTGTTTATCAGTTAGCCACATATAACCCTGGAGTTGGTAGTAGTAATCTTTATTAGGTACTTCAGTTTCAAACCATGGGAACGTGCTACCACTCCATGAATTTTTCACATCTATTAGCACCTGGTCTGTAATTACATCGGGAGTACCTGTTAGCCATTCATTACTATAGTTCTCCTCGTTCTTAAACAGGAAGCCTTTATCAATTACCTCCATTACAAAGCTGAGGCACATATCCTCGCACTCATTACCTTTATCAGTATACTTAGAAGTAAATTCTTTTCTGATACCATAAACGTGTGCCAGGGCTAGGCCCTGGATATACGTCTTAGTTGTTTGTGATAGTACCTCCCCTTTAGTTTTGGGTGAAGTCATTATCTTACCTATTGAGCTGCATCTAATTTTCATATTACAGGTACTAATAGTAGTAAATTTATCTGCACATCTGTAAGGTCAAAGCTATCCTTTAACTTCTCTACAGTATACTTACCATCCTTAATAGCTTGAAGAGCCTCAGAAAATCTTTTGTTATCCATCTTGGGCTTTGCAGTTGCTGCTATATGGCCATCATCATCGGTTGCCTGAAGAGTGAGCAGAGCCTGGATGGTGTACCTGCGAAAATAGGAAATTTGACTGCCCTGCTTTTGTGCATCTAAGCTAAGATCTAAAGTCATACAGCTAGAGATACTAAAGCCAGTGTAGATGCATACAATCTGAGTGCATACACTACCATTTTCTATAGGCTGTAGCAAAAGTAGATCATGCTGTAATAAGATAGGCTCAACAGTCTGAATAATACTATTAATATCAGCATAGGACTTTTTGAAATGGGGGTTAGTAGCATTCTTGTGTACTTTACCTATTAGTTGTTTTGCCTGGTGAAGGCGAACATAGAAGGGAGCAGGCTGCTGCTCAACCTCCTTAGGCTTTACAGCCCTTGTAGTTGTTTTTTCCATTGGTTAGTTTATTAATTGTTTACAAATATACTACTTATTATTCTATTTTAACATTATTTTCTAAAATTATTTCTCTTAGCTTCTCCCTTACCTCATACATATCCTCTTTACCATTGTACTTGTACTCACTTCGTAGCCACTGATCCATCTCCACAAGTGCCATGTAATAGTTGAAGCCATTGGTAGCATAGTTGAAGTCCTCCCTATCCTCAGGTAAGTTAAATTCTAGGGTTGCTTTCATAGGCTAAAGTTATCATACCACTCCACAAAATCATCAAAGGTTTTTGTAATTATATACACTCCTCCTGCAGCTTCTATCATCTGTTGGTACTCTTTCTGAACTGAGCTCTGCTTATCCTTCCCAATCTTTACCTCTATCTTTACAGATCTCCCATAAATAGTAGCAGATATATCTGCAGATCCTGGAGTGCCTGTGCCCTTAGTCCACTGCCCTGCAGTCTTAGTGCCATCTGTACGATATGACTGCCTGAATACTCCCATAGTATTAATTCGCTCAGCTTGATGCTGTGAGAAATTTAGGAAGTCCTTAACACATTTAGTAAGCCCATTAGCTGTAGCATCTGAGTACTTAGTGAAGGGTATGATGTGCCCTGGTGCTGATGGGTACCTGTAGCTCATGTACTTCTCTTCAAGCTCATGTAGTCTCTGTTTGTTTTGTTTGTTCATTTTTCTGTTTTATGTGTTCTGAATATTTAAGTTTTCTTTTAGGATTATCCCAATACTTCTTGAAAGCAGGCATCAATGAATTTAATTCTTCCTTTAGTAAAATCAATTTGTTCTCTAAGCTGTTCAATAGTTCTGCTTGGTCTAACTCTGGTGTTAAAAGCTCGTATGTGTTTATCAGTTTCTTTGTATTTAGCATATGCTTGTTGTATTGATATATGACCTGCTGCAATTCGGTTTCTAATCTCAATTTCGTAGCTTTCTTCTTCTCTAAAATATAGCCATTCAGTTCTGATAGGTTGCTTATAATTATCTTTTCTTTTTCCATATGTTAGTTCTATAGTTGGTATTTTATACTGTTCAATTTTTTCTATATCCTCATAACTTTTTGCATGTGTTACATTTACCTCCACTATGCACATTATCTCACCATCACTATCTAAAAATAAGCAATCAGGTCTCATAGAGTAATCAGGTATCTTTGCTTTGATATATCTAGCAGCCTCAGATTCTAGCAATACCTTATCACATTTAATTGTTAAATTATCTAGCTCTACTTTTTTATTATCCTGAATATAGTACTGGCAGTTCAAATGAAAAATTCTATCAACTTCTATTAGTTCACCTGGCATTGATCTAAAGTGATGATTATTTTTTTCACCCTTTGCAGGATATACTTGATATTCAATTGCACCATCTATCAATAAATACCTTTGCCCTGTCTCTACCAATGGATCGTTAATATCATATCTAATACCATCTTTAAAAGCATATTGTATCTGTATCATATCTTAGTAATTTTAAACCATCTACCTGCTGCAGTTCTACCCTTCTCTAAATTATATTTCTTAAACTTACAGTACTCATTAATCATACGTAAATAAGTCTGAGCATTAAGATCACTCCACCCACCTGTGTAAGTTTGAAAGTCCTGAATAGAAGCATTATTATAGTGCTCTACATCTATTGTTATGTTACCCTCTATAGCGTAATCATAAAACTCCTTATTTGTAGCTGAAATTAATCTCTTATCATCTGCATTGATAGCCTTGGACTTAACTAAGCCCATTGATAGGAATTTCTGCAGGTTACTAATCATGTAGTTATCAAAGATTAACCAGTCTACCTCAGACCAGTGATCAAATAATAACCTACCATACTCATCTAATGGACTCCTCTGAGCATTAAAGTATTGATTAAACTCTATTTCGTGCCTTCTCCTATCATGGCTACCACCTGCACCATTAATCACATAGTTGGTGGTAATAACAATCTTAGGGGAGCGTTCAAATGGAATAAAGATCTCATCCTTATTTTTTCTGTTCACTGTTATCCCTTCTGAAATTAAACTAAATAGCTGCTCAAAATCAAAATTCTTTTTTACATCATCAAAGGCTAGGATCTGACTATCTAAATTTACCCTCTGATAAACAAAATCACTCTTCTGTGGGTTGAAGCTTTTACCATCTATCTTAACTATATTTCTAATCTTACCAATAGCAGTTAGCACTAAGCTCTTACCACTCCCTCCATTAGGGTTATCATTTATTTCCTGATCATTAAAAATAATTGCTTTCTGATCTGTTTTATCTTTGTAGGTATGGAGTAGATATCCTAGGGTAGTCTCTAATGCATCCACCCTCTGCTCATCATCTGCAGATACTTTGGATAAAAAGCTCTTAAAATCATTTTGTATGGTCTTAGTAGGCTTGTAATCTCTATCAATGATCTGCCTATCCCAAATGTAGCCATCTATATCAATGTAAGGCACAATCTGTACCTTATCCTTAGTAACCTTAACCACTCCATTTTTGTAAGGTATGAAGCTCACATCTTTAGTATCCTGCAGCATCATTAAACCAATGGGCTCTAGCATAGAAAGGTGGCCATCTGTAAAGAGGTAGGGTGATTTACTGCAGTAGTTCCATACATCCACTTGTTTCTGCTTCATTAGATATCCTAGCACAAAATCCTTTATCTGATCTACTGAGCTAAGATTAACTTTATTCTCTACCACCCTTACAAATGTAGATTTCTCTGCTCTTTCAGGGTAATACTTATTAAAGCCATACTTGTATAAGAAATCACGATACTTCATAGGATCTACTGATACTACTTTCTTATCATTAATGGCCCAAAATACATCCTCACTATTAGCAACATCTTTTTTAACATCCTCAATTACATCAGGTTTAATATCTAATTGCTTAGAGATATCACCAGGGGAGATACCCTCTTTTAGTTTTAACTTTACCTTTACTATAGTTTCTTTATCCTCAAAGTACTTAGTGCCTTTATCAGCACTTTTGTAAGCAGATCCTACAGCTGTATTAATTTCTATCTGTGAAAAGTCCTTAGCACTATATTGGTGCAGATACAGCTTAGCAGTATTCTCACTTATGCCATACTCAGCGAAACAGCAAGCCACTTTAAATACCCAAATGTTTCTACCATTGGAAACTTCTCCATGGTTAAATTTCATTATATTTTCAATTATATTGCTTTCATTAGTCATGGGAAGCACTGGCACCCTATCAAATGAGCTATGCCCTTTCTCCTCTTCTATAAGATCAAATACCTCAGCATCTAAATTAATGTAAGCATTACGATCATAGCTTTCAAAGCATACCCTGCTAACATTACAGCTGGATGCATCAAAGTAATCACTATCAATAAACTCC